TTTACTATCCGTATAAGCTACTTGTTTCCATTCTGTTTCAGAAGTAGTGTCTTTATCTGAAGTAAATATTTTAACAGAAAATTGTGGATCTTCTAATCCTGGCAAGTTGGTAAAAGAATGCTTAAAACCAAGTATATTAATTGCTGATCTAGTATCAACAAACCTTGGCAAGTTTAAGCTAGATGCAGAAGTTAATACACGATAAGGGGTTGCGCTTTGAAGTAAATCATAAAAGTAATATGATCCGTCTTGTTCGTTAAAATCAAAAACAAAATATTCGCCAAAATCTTGATCATTAATTATTTCACCAAAATCAGTTACTGTTGATGATCCAACTATACTTGGAGTTGCTCCCGAAATTACTGTATTTCCCGTAAAGGTATAGTCGTCTAATAAATTATTTCCATAAATATTTCTATAAGTAGAGTAGTTTGTATAAAACCTATTTGAATACAGATCAAATGAGTCGGAAACCCATTTGTTTCCGACTCACTGTGAAGTCTGTATTAATTAAAGCTAAAAAATAGGTTTTCATTTTTTATATATATATTCCTATACTGAATCAAGCCATATTGAATATTCGGAAGTTACTCCATTGTCAGGGTGAACAAACATTAGATGCTGGCATGGTCTACTCATGGAATGGAAGTATTCTTGTGCATATGTGTTATAGCTTTCTGGAGAGCCAGAGACTCTTAATATAGTACTTCCAAGGGTCATCTTAGCCTGCTGATGATAATGTCCCATGAATACATCGTCAAAACGTTCAGGAATAGCACCGTCTTTCCATCCCATTACCTTCTTATAGTAACCGTGAGTGGCGCTTGGTGACGGCATTTGGTCACCATGAATTAATAATGTTCCATAAGAACCAATATAGTCAACTGCATACCAGTTTCTTTCGCCTTTTCCATCTGGAATATTAAAAGAAATTCTTTCTTCAGACTCAAAAATCATTTCACAGATCTTATACAATAGTCTGTCCATGTTTGTTTCTGGGTCGTGCTGCTTTCTCATGCGTCCACCTACGGCACCGTGATTACCTATTACAGCAGTTACGTGTACGTGCTCAAATTGTTCAAGGGCGGTCTTAAGGAAGTTGCCAAGAATCTTTGGGCCATTAACTCCAACTTGTCGATATATCCCAGAGTCAATAAGGTGGCTTTGTCCTGGAAATATTTCTTCACCTTCTACTATATCTCCGAGTATCCAAACATGAAGGTTCTTAACTGGATGGTGAGTTCTTTGTATGTTTGTAATCTCAATCAGCTTATCCATGTAGAGGTCCATTCTTTTAGCTAGGACCTCTGTATTGTAATCTGGAGTAACTTTGCCCATCTGCCAGTCTGCCAGTACAGCTACTGCAGTTTCTGATGTTGACGAAGACTTTGGAAATGAAGGCTTTGGTATCTTTGGCAGTTCAAATTCGTTAAATGCATCGTATGCAGCCTGATAGACAATGTGCCCTGCTTCGTCTCTAACATTCTTATATCTATCGACTAGACGAGCAAGTCTTTTGTTTTCTGATCTTAAAAAGTCGACAGTAGAAGCTGGTATTGATGAAGCCGCTGAAGCAACTTCTGGGTAGTCTTCGTATTGATCTTCAAAAGAATCTTCTTCTGAAATTACAGAAAAATATGAAGAGGCATTCTCTTCATCAACCTCTCTTGCGGTTGCATTATCTGTCATAATGCTGCCAGGAACGCTATCGTCGCCACCAATTAATGCTTTTGCATGAGTCATATTTTTTGCTTTTACAATAGACTTGTTGGTGACAAGAAAGTACTTTTCTTTCATGTACATCACTTTCTGTTTAATAAGTTATAGAAGACATTATAACAGAAAATACTGACACAGATCCAGCTACCATGTACTGTCTATCATCATTTATTGTAAAAATACCTTTTGGCACTTCTTGACCATTTACTGAAACGCTCAAAACATTCACCGATTTAACCAAATCAGATGCTGATCTAACTATTCCTTCAATGTCTCCATTAGATATACTATCACCAATTGTTTTAGAATTCAAGTAAGATCTTAAAAAAAGAGATATTTGGTTCTCAATTCCAGTTGCAGTAGAGGTGCTAATTCCAGTAGGAAGAACCACGCTAACTGCAAGATGAACTGGAGCCCTTTCGGCAATCCTTACATTCAACTTAATACCTACAGGCTTAGCTTCTGATAAAGAGTTAAAAATGCTTGTGACCAAATTAGCTGTAACTCTTTGAGACTCTGGAACAACTATTATGTCACATGAACCAAGACCATAGCTTGACTCTCTAACTCTTACGTCTCTAACTCCTTGGACGCCCAATGCTCTTAATCTAAGAGATTCTGCCGTTCCAAATGAATTAGCTTTTATTGCCTTAACTATTCTCTTTCTATACATGTCATCAGATTCCATGTTGACCATAGAATATACTTCTTTTGTATTTGTGCAGTAAACTATTAATCCACTTGGTGGAATGTAGTTATGTTGAGTTAAAGTATTTTTTGAAGCAGTGAAGTCTGTACTGGTAAAGTTAGGAATAACTCTACCAAATGCTCTAGTGGTTCCTGCAATGATTGTTGCGCTGTCTACCAACCTATACTGATATTGAACCGTAGAAAAATCTGTAACATTATTATATATAAGCGTATCCTTAGGTATGATAATGTTAGATGAATGTGGACCATCTATATAAAAGGATAGGTTAAAGCTTGCTCTTTCCTGCTGAAGGTCTTCTGAAACAGATCTGCGAAATACCCCATATAGATCACCAATTAGGTCAAGAGATCTTCCTGATGCCGTTGATAATGATGTTTGTTCAACGCTGAATCTAATAGCCTCATAAAGATCTCCGATTTCAACAGCCATTGATTCTGCTAAAGCTCTTGCAACTGAGCCTGGATAGGTAGCTGTTATGCCAGCGTTTTGCTGAAGTGAAGATAATATCTTTGATAGTATCTGATCTTTTGTTTTGCTATACACCACTGGCATTTTTGTCTCCTATATTATATTTCTTGCGTTACAGATATTGTGATTGGATCCACTGAGTTATCCTCTATGTGAACATCAAACCTTATAGAGTTATTTGACGTTGGCACTGCTGTAATAGATATCTTTCTATCTGCAAAAACATTTTCTCTCAAAAGGGCCTGTCTTATTAAGCGCTTACCCATCTCTCCGGTTGCCTGACTTTGAGGCATTCCGTACAGCACATTTAACTCTGTTCCTAGTTTTGGATAAATATAAAAATCTCCGGGCTCGGTCATTAACCTAAGGTATATCTGTTGTATATCATTTTGAGATCTACTTTGAACCATTGCGATATCTTTGTTTGGAGATATTTTTAAATCACCAGAAAGATCTAGGTAAAAGTCAGACATATTTATTCCAAATCATTTTCTATCCAAGGAAAATCTTCCATATTATTTCCGACTTGATAGTCGTTGTTTTCAACTTTTTTAGAAGCTTCTGAAAAAGAATATCCATTTATTAATAAATATTTTAACATTCTAATTTCAGTATCAGAATGCGTTTTCATATAATTTTCTAGCAAAGCTTGATCCGACTCACTTAGCTCTGGCTCAACTGCTGGAGTAAAGAAATCACCCTCTTGTCCAGGAACTAAACCTAAACCAGAGTCACCACCTATAGTAATGGGAGAAACCGATTCTATCTCATCAAGTTCGTCTAAATTATTTAAATAATGACTAACTTTATAAAAAGCTGGATTATTATAAAAGTCACTAGTTTTAATCAAGGCTGGCTCATTATACACATCAGAGGCCGGGTTAAAAGAAGAGTTATTCCACTTTAGGCCATCATCTTCCCTGCTATAAAATTTAATAGAATCTGCAAAAAAAGATATAGCCCTAGTACTTGGGCTGATTACAATACCTATTCCAGGAGCTGCAAAAATTTCTATTTCTCCAGAATCATTAATTCTTATAAAGCCTTTATTGTCTGGATGATTAATCCCAACTTCTCTTGTAGAAAATTCTTTTCTTTTTTTTAACTCTGTAATTTCATTAAAGGGCTGTCTAGCCCTATCTATTGGTTCTTCTATCATATTAAATCATAAACTTTGGTATTCCAGTATTTACTGAATTGTTTCTTATAGTTTTTGCAGTGTCAAAAGCGTCTGCAATAATAGACACTACATACGGATCTCTTTCTGAGTCGTTTCTAAATGCGACTACACACCTAGTTCCAGGATGAGGCGCTACAGATTGGAGCCCATAGGTGAATGGACAAGGGACTCGGTCTATTATGTCGCCAATTGTACCTCCAAACTTTTCGTCTAGAACAATTGTTGCAGTATTTGACATTTTATCAAATACCATTATAGTTCCTGGTCTTGTTTTTGACTCCTGCATTTTGGAGTCTTGAATTAAGCTATTTATTTTTTGATCAAATTTTGGATAATTAATTGCCATAAAAATATCCT